TCGGTGATGCAAAGCTTGAAGCGCCCACCGGGAATGACATCGAAGCTGACAAATCCGCCCGGAAACACTGCCCGGTATGTGGCCGTCCCCTTGCTGTGGTTTTCGATGATCGTTTCCTGGCCGAGCGTGATGAATATGCCGGTCAATCTTCCCTCCCTGATGTGATGGCCGAGGTCGCACCAATATCCTGCAACCCAGGTGTATCAGAGTCGAGTCCGGAGGATCGCAATGCCTGATCCCGCCATGTCGGCCGCCATAGCCGAAGCCTACGCCTCGGCCCCGATCAACCAGGTGATCTGGCACACGCTGGAGCTTTGGCACCCGGCGTTTTCGGCACCAATCCGGGTGGTGCGCGACGGGGTGGCGCTGGATGCGCGCATCGAGGCCGGGGCGGCGCGCGATCCGGGCGCGGTGGTGACTTTCGTCGCCTATGCTTTCGATGTCGTGCCGCCCGACCAGACATCGACCGGCACGCCGCAATGCGTGATCGAGATCGACAATGTCAGCCGGGAAATTCTGGCCCAGATCGACCTGGCCGTCACCCGAGCAGAGCCGATTACCGTCATCTACCGGCACTACATTTCCGGCAGCGAAAGCGTCGGGCCAGAGACCGACCCGCCGCTGGAAATGACCCTGATCAGCGTCAGCGCCACGCCGTTTCGCATCCGCGCGGTGGCGGGGTTCCCGAACCTTCTGAACCTCAAGTTTCCGAAGCTCGAATATGATCTCGAAACCTTTCCGGGGTTGCAGCCATGAGCCCCGCCATCAACCATTGGGCCAGCGCCTACATCGGGGCGGAATGGACGCGGGATCAGACCTGCTGGCACTTTGCCGCGCGGGTCTGGCGCGAGCACTTCGGGATCATCGTGGCGCTGGTCAGCGTCGACGGTGCCGACGCCCGCGCGACGCGGCGGCTGCTGGCGGCGGAGCCCGAGCGGGCGGCATGGGCCGGGGTCGCGGTGCCCCGCGAAGGCGACGCGGTGCTGATGGCCAAGGGGCTGCGTCCCTGCCATGTCGGGATATGGCTTGGACTTGGCGGGGTGCTGCATTCGATTGAGGGCGCGGGGGCGATCTATACCCCGGTGGGGCGGCTGGCGGGTCTCGGCTACCGGATTGTCGGCTATTACCGGAGGGCGGCATGAGGGCGCGGTGCCTCACGGTTTCCAATCCGTTCGATCCGCTGGGCAGCCGCAGGATGGTGGAACTGCGCCGCCCGGTGCGGGTGCGGGCGCTGGCCCCGCGCGGCACCGCGCCGGTGATTGCCCTTCTGAATGGCAGGGCGCTGTTGCGGGCAGGCTGGCGCAGGCGGCTGGCGGATGGTGACATGCTGGTGTTTGCGGTGCTGCCACGGGGTGGCGCGGGCGGGTCGAACCCGCTGCGGCTGCTGTTGAGCGTGGCACTGATGGCGTTTGCGGGCGTGGCGGCGGGGGCGATATTCGGCGTGGGGGCTGCCGAGCTTGGCACGACCGCAACCCTGTTTGGCAGCTTCACGATTGGGCAGGCAACGGCGCTTGGCATCTACATGGCCGGTTCGGCGCTGATCAACGCGGTGTTGCCGATGCCGAAGGCACCGAAAGGCCCCGAGGTATCGCCGACCTACACCATCGGCGCGCAGGGCAATCTGGCGCGGATCGAGCAGGCCATTCCGGTGCAGTATGGCCGCTTGCTGGCCTGGCCGGATTTCGCCGCCCAGCCCTACACCGAATATGCCGGCGGCGAGCAATATCTTTACCAGCTTCTGTGCCTCGGCGTGGGCGACTTCGACATCGAGGAGATTCGCATCGAGGACACCCCGATTTCTGCCTTTGCCGAGATCGAGACCGAGATCGTGCCACCGGACGCGCAGGTCACGCTGTTCCCGACCAACGTGGTGACCTCGGTCGAGGTCGCGGGGCAGGAACTGATGGGGCAGAAGACCGGCAGCTACGTCTGGGAGGGATCGGTGATCACCGTGACCGAGACCGCGCATGGCCGCACCATCGGGCAGGCGGTGGTGCTCGACGTGACCAGCGGCGGCGCGCCGATTGCGGTTTACACCATCACCGCCACCCCGACCGTGGATACCTTTACCGTCACAGCGGCCAGCGGCACGGGCAGCGGCGCGGTCAATGTCCGCGAGGTTATTGGCGGCCCCGACGGCTTTGTCGCCGCGGCTGTTGACAGCGTGGCGCACCATCTGGCATTTGATCTGGTGTTCCCGCTCGGGCTTTTCGGCAACGGCAGCAAGCTCAATGACAAGTCGGTCGTGTTGCAATTGCAGGCGCGCCAGATCGACGACAATGGTGACCCGCTCGGGGAGTGGATCAACCTGGCCAACCCGACCATCACCGACCGCTCGGCGACGCCCTTTGGCAAGTCGCTGCGCTACACGCTGGCAACACCGGGGCGCTACCGGGTGCGGGCATGGCGCGCCGATACCAAATCCACCTCGTCGAACGACGGGCACCAGGTGCTGTGGGCAGGCTTGCGGTCCTATCTGCGCGCGCCCCAGAACTTCGGGCCGGTGACACTGCTGGCAATCCGGATGCGGGCGACGAACAACCTCTCGGCGCAGGCCTCGCGCCGGATCGGGGTGCTGGCGACCCGCAAACTGCCGGTCTGGAACGGCAGCGCCTGGTCGGCCCCGGTGGTATCAACCTCGCTCGCCTGGGCGATTGCCGATGCGGCGCGCAATGGTGATTATGGCGCGGGGCTGAGTGATGCGCGGCTTGATCTGCCCGCCCTTCTGGCGCTCGACGGCGAATGGGCCGCGCGCGGCGATCAGTTCAACGCCCGCTTCGATCAGTCGGGGAGCTGGTGGGAAGCGGTGAGCAAGATTGCCGCCGCTGGCCGGGCACGGATATTCATGCAGGGCGGGGTGCTGCGGCTGGTGCGCGATAGTGCCATTGCCTTGCCGGTGGCACTTTATTCGATGCGCAACATCAAGCGCGGCTCGTTTTCGGTCGATTATCTGCTGGCGTCGGAGGACACCGCCGATGCGCTGGAGGTCAGCTATTTCGACGCGGCAAGCTGGTCGCCGCGCCGGGTGACTGCCCGTCTGGCGGACAGCGCCGGCACCACCCCGGTCAAGCTCGAGCTGTTCGGCGTCACCGACCGCGCACAGGCGTTGCGCGAGGGGCTTTATCACGCCGCCGCCAACCGTTACCGCCGCCGGATCGTGAAGTTCGCCACCGAGATGGAGGGCTTCATCCCCTCGATCGGCGACCTGATTGCCGTGCAACACGACATGCCGGGCTGGGGCGCGCAGGCCGAGGCACTGGCCTGGGACGCCGCCAGCCGGACCCTGACCCTGAGCGAGCCGATGGTGTTCGGGGTGGGCACCTATTACATCGGGTTCCGGCGGCGCGATGGCGGGTTGTCCGGCCCCTGGGCGGTCACGGCGGGGGCGGATGCCTATACCCTCGTGCTGTCCGAGACCCCTGACATGACGCCCTACACCGGCTCGGACCATGAGCACACGCATGTGGTGTTCGGCGCGGGTGAGACCTGGCGCACCGCGGCCAAGGTGGTGTCGATCCGCCCGCGCGGGCTTTACGATGTCGAGATCGAGGCGGTCACCGAAGACCCTTCGGTGCACACCGCCGATACCGGCCAGACCGCACCGCCGATCAAGCTGTCCTACCTGCCCCGGCACATCCGCCAGCCGCGGGTCAGGGGCCTGATCGCGCGCAAGGTGGCGGGCGACGCCAGCCGTGCGTTCATCGCCTGGCAACCGGCGGCGGACGCCGAAGGCTACCAGATCGAGATGGCCGAGGGCGACGACATTGCCGACCCGACGGTGAGCTGGACCCGCACCGCCGATACCACGGCGACGCAGCACGTCATTGCCCTGCTTTATGCCACCCGCACCCTGATCCGGGTGCGCGGCGTTGGTCTGGCGGCGGGGCCCTGGGCCTATAGCGCGGTGGGCAGCCTGATCATGCAAATGTGGATCAATGACGCGACCGACATGTGGACAACCGATCCTGAACTGATGTGGAGCACCTGACATGACCAGCCTTCCTGAAGCATCCGCCTTCACCGGCGGCACCATCACCGAGGCCCAGTTCAAGACCGCCATCACCAACCAGCGCAGCTATCTCGCCGGGCTGCTGGGCACCGATGGATTGCCCGCGACGGCGCTGGCCGCGCTTGGATCGCTGGCAGGGCAATATGTCGCCAAGACCGGGGCCTATACCGTCACCACCAGCGACCGGGGCAAGGTGATCAACTGCACTGGCACCTTCACCCTGAGCCTGCCCGCCGCCGCCACGGCCGGGCCGGGGTTCAGCCTGCTGGTGAAGAATGCCGGATCGGGCACGATCACCCTTGACCCAAGCGGGGCGGAACTGGTGGACGGAGCCGCAACTTTGGCCCTTGCCGCCGGGCGCGGGGTGCTGCTGTCCTGCACCGGCACGGCCTGGGTGGTGCTGGAAATCCCCGGCAAGGTCACCCAGACCGCCACCGACGCCACGGCGGGGCGGCTGTTGAAGGTGGGCGACTTTGGTCTGGGGGCCACGGCGGCGTCACTTGTCACCGACTATGACGCGCTGACCGTGACCGGCTTTTACCGCAACAACGCGGTGGCCACCGGCACACCGATTGCGTCAAGTCTTTTCTGGTCGGTGCTGCACATTGCCCATGCCAGCGATGGCACTGCCGCCAGCCAGCTTGCGCTGCGTTCGGCGGGGGTTACGAGCAATGACATGTGGCTGCGACGCAAGAGCAGTGGCGTATGGCAGCCTTGGGCCAAGGTGTTTCATTCGGAAAACCTGCTTGGAACGGTATCGCAAACTGCGGGTGCGCCGACCGGGGCGGTGATTGAGCGCGGTGCCAACGCCAATGGCGAATATGCCAAGTTCGCCGACGGCACACTGATCTGCACCGCGTCGGGAATAACCATGGCGTATTCGACCGCCGATCTGATCAATTACACCTGGACCTTTCCGGCCCCCTGCGTCGTCGGATCATTCCCGGTGGTCTCGGCAGCATTGTCGCCACTGCCCGCCGACTACACCGGGCTGGCACGGCGCGACCTCGGCGCTTTTGCCCAGAGCACCGGCACCGCCGGGGTGGTGGTGACGTTCACCCGCCCCTCGGGGGCAACCCGCGCCTTTATCGCTGGCGATGCGGCCGCCAATGTGCGGCTGGTCGTCACTGGCCGCTGGTTCTGAAAGGAAACACCATGCAGATCACCCTGACCCCGCAA